GCTGTTGATCGTCTTGATGTTGGTCGCAGATATTAAAGTATCCTGCTTACTCGCTGCCAATCCGCTATACTGGGAGTTGGTCGCATTGTCGCCCGTGTTTGTTCCGCTTGTGTTTCCAACAACTACCAATTGGGCATCGGTTACATATCTTTTGTCTGTGCTACTTGCTATGTCTGCGGTCGTTGCATCCGCTCCAGCAGTTACCAACCCTTTCGCATCGTAAGTGATTTTTGTTTTGGTCGCTCCAGTAATGGCTGCGTTTTCGTCTACCTTCAAATCAAGTGCAGTTTGCTGCGCCGTGCTTACTGGCTTATTCGCATCACTTGTATTGTCAACATTGTTCAACGCTAGGCTAGTCTTAACCTGTGTTAGCGTTATCTTTTTGGTAGTAGTTGCCGACGTGTCAACAATGGGCAGAACATCCGTCGCGTTGTCAATGGTGGCAATGGCGGTTAATTCGCTTATTTTTTGGTTGGCCATGTCTCAAAAATACAACTACTCCACCCCTTGGATGTTAACAAATTACGGATGAGCTGCAATAATAAACCACTGGGTACCGTCGCAAATTATCGTGTGGCTGTCGTAGTTTGTATTTAAAAGAAAGTGATCCGCACCGTTTATAGATTCCCCTGTATAGGCATTTATCCTAAAGGTATGGGAAGCCCCCGACTTGACAAAGTAATAACGCTTCCCTTTTTGTGTAGCTACAGCAGGCAAATTTAAAATAACAGAACCGCCCGCAGTATTTCCAATATGGCCCTCAAAGTTTGTATCAAGCGCAGAGGTTCCAACGGTATAAGTTTTAAAGGTGCCGTGCTCTTGTAGGTGCCACTCCATTATCGTATTGGCCGCGTCGTATTGCAGCATCACCTCGTAACGGGTATCCACTGTAGGCACAGCCGTCGGGCTTCCACTAACGTCGTTAGATAGCGTTTGTTTTACTGCGTCAGTAATACCGCTAAGCTGGTCGTTAATGTTACTTACTTGCATATCCAAGTAGTTCACACGATCCTTTAATCCATCACCCAATTTTAAACCCTCACCGCTTCCGCTAACGCCCGCATAAGTTGGTATAATTGCAACCCATTCCCCCGCCCATTGGTCAGAGGTGGCAGAGTATTGGCAGCCCTGCAGTACCCAAGTATACCCGTCAAAGTAAAGCGATTTAATTGCGCTCATAGTTCCACTGTCTACCCAAGTGCCTTGTATAACAGGCATAAAATCTTTATATAATCCCGCCACGCTATTACCTAGCGCTTCGGTTATAGTCCCAACAGTTACCGAATCCCAACCGCCGTACCATGTCGAGCCTGCGTTAACGTAATTTGTGCCATCGTTTACTCGTATAATTCCCGTTGCGTATTTCGTATTACTTGAGTAGTATTTAGGATTAAGGATTACAGGCACTGAATTAACAGAACTGCCCGCAGCTGGTGTATAAACTTCTGTAATATCAAAAGTAAAGTCCGGGTTATTGTATGGGCTTGCGTCTGCAAATGCCACATTAACTGAACCCCAAAAAGGTTTTAATTGTGAAAATGGCGATCCACTTCCTGGCTTTCCTGGCTTTGTAAAAACTCGGCCCACAGCGTATACTTTTTCTATTTCTATGTTTAAAGTTGTAAATCCTGCGGGGGCTGTAGTTAAATTTTTATCAAAGTTAAAAGTGGTCCACGTGCTTGACTGATTACTAGTGTCTATTTTTTCAACATAGGCTGGCACGGTGGCCGATGACCCGCTATGATTTTTCCAATACCAAGTAGAGTTATCTAATATTTTAATATTGCCGCTACTGTCAGTTATCCAAATCCTAACGTATACCTCGCTATAATCTTCTGGATTGACGGCAGCCGTAGTAGTAGCAAAATAACCTTTGGAAAATTTAATATTAAACCTTGCGCGAATTGGCGCCGTGTCTGGGTTGGCCCCAGTAGGTATATCTGTAAAGGTACCGCCTAAAAAATTACTACTACTATTTGCCCAAACTCTATAAATACCCGCTCCTAGTTTTCGCTCTGTGTCAACTTGTACAAACTTTGCTGCTACTTGGTTAGTTAGGTTTGGCTTAGCCATCCACTGCGGGCGGGCGGGCAATGTGCCTAACGTTTGCCTGTGTGCGTAGGTTGCCGTAGTGCTTCCAAACTGCAGCGTATACGTGTATACTCTATAGGTAATTGTAGTGTCAATATAATCCGCAAAACTTACAAGCCAGTACTTACCCTGAGAGTGGATTAAGCGCGCCTGTTTAATTTCGCATAACTGCTCTAACGCTTGCGCGTAATCTATCATATCATTAGAAGCGTAGATAAATTGATTTACATCTGTTGCTTTAACGTCTTTAAATTGATCGTAATTGCTTACAAAAGTGCTGAGGTCGACCTGCTCCAAATCAAACCCTTTGCGACTAGCTGCAGAGTTGTATACCGTAGAAGCCTCACGGAAGTAATCCGTTTCCGTTCCGTCAATTACCCAATAATCTTTTAAGTTTAGTGTATCCAAGGCGCGCCTAAACATTTGCGCGATTGTAATTTTGCCGGTTGTAAAGTTTGCAGGGTCTACCTTGTAACCGCTGAGTAATTCTAATCCATCTACTGCCGTTAATTGTAGCACTGGCTTCGCTTGGATGGCTTCGCGTTTTCTTACTAACTGATCCGCAAGAACACGGCCGACGTAATCTAATACGCCCGCCTTGTAAATTAGGATTGCCCAATATTGCTCAGTGTTTGTGGCTATGCTTAAAAAGTCAGTTAATACGGTATTATTCGGGATCACCCAAAAAGTCTCTACTCTACTCGGTCTAATGTAGTTTGTATAAAGTGGGTCGCCCTCGCCCTTGCGTGTAATTACATAGCCTTCACCTGCAAGCGTCAACTCTGTGCCTCCGCTGTTTGCTGTGCCTGTAGGTCCGTCCCATATTTCAACCCTGTGGGTTACGTTGTTAATGCTCTTAAACGAGCCGTAATAAATCCGTGCCATCTTATCCTCTGCTAGAGTCTCTGTTATATCGTTCCAAAACTATTGCCAAGTCTCGCCCCTGTATACTTGTAGAAGCTACAAAGCCGTTGCTGTCGTTTGTCTTTAACATTCCTTTCAACTTATCCAATGGTGCAATTACTTCAGGGTTAGAACTTGCCCCAGGATATTCACCCATAAGGCCAAGCGTTGGACCGCTTACTATACCACCATCGGCAAAGGCTGTAACATTAGGTCCCTTTTTTAATTCATTCCTTACGATTGCTGCGCCTGCCATTAATGCAATACCCGCCACGGCAGCCGCTGCAGGATTTGCAATTAACAATTTTTGAAAGGCTTCAGATGCAATAGCCGTAGCTACCAAAGCCTTACCTAAAGTATCCATAAATCCCGCAATCGCGCCAAGCATATTTTTACCAAAGTTTTTGCCCGCACCTTCTTCGCCTGTTGCCATGTCTGCAATAAATTGCGCCATATTCTCAGCCGTTTGCATTTGTAGTTCAGCAAAGGCAGCATTAACAGCATCTAGCGCGGTCCGTGTTTTTGCTTCCCATTCTGCCGTCTTAATATTCGCGGCATTTAAAGCGCTTGCGTGCTGTTGAAAACTTGCACTGTTGCGGTCTGCCATCGTTTTAAACGCGTCGCTTACCTCTACGGTAGTAGCAACAACCGCAGGGCCCTCTTCAATTATATCTGTAAATAATGGCTCGCTTTTAATGTCATCCAATACAGGCGGGATTTTATCAAGCTCCGCCAAGACGTCGGCCATTGATTGCTTGACAATCGGATCCACTGGAGCCAACAAACTGCCACCTGTATTCTTTGCGGTCAGCTGCTCAGTGGCCGCTATAACAGCCTTTGTAACTTTTATCTTTTCTTTACCTACTACTTTAGTCGCTTCGATTTCATCCAGTGCGAGCGAGTGCACTTTATTTTGGTAAGCCTCGTTTAAAGTTGTGCGAACTTGTAGGCTTTCCTTTTCGTATTTTTTACGAACCTCCGCCTGTTCTGCAGCGCCTCTAGTTATTCTTAACTCATCAGACTGGCGCCTAGCGATCAAGTGCATTGCATCAACGCCCGCCTGTTTGTATAATCCTTTTTGAGTTTCTAGGCTTTTGCGTTTTAAGTCTAAAATAAACTTTTCGCTTTTGCCCTCTGCTTTTGCTGTTGCAATTGCAAGCTCCAAACGGCGCTCCTCTATTTTAATTTTCTTTTCGCCGTTAGATAGCAGTTCGCCCTGTGCTTCTTTTAAACGCTCAATATTTTTTTCAACTGCTGCGGTTTCTGCTGCAAGTTTACTTAGCAAATATCCAACGGCTGCAATAGACGCTGTGAGGATCACCCAAGGCCCTGCCGCTAACGCTAAATTCATTGCCCTAGTCGCTACTGTTGCGCCGTTAGTTGCGGCTGTATAAATGCTAGTAGCTGCTGCGCTCAGTCCTTGGCGAAATGCGCTTTCGGCCTGCAGGGCATTACCTACCGCAGTCAAACCGTTGACGATGGCCATTGCTGATTGCAGCTTAACCATTGCCGCTTGCAAATCCTTACCGCCTAATCCTGCTAATTGCATGGCTCCTTGCATTGCCCCAAAGGCTCCCGCCGCCGCCTGCACTCCACCTAGCACCGCATCCAATCGACGCGTATCACTCGCAAAATATCCAACCTCCGCACGCGTGTCCGCGATGCTGTCCTTCATGCGGCCCGCCTGTTTAATTATTTCATTAGCAACTTGGGCAAACTCTGGACCTAACGCCCGGGCTTCCATTGCTAATTGGGTTAACTGCCTTACGCTTCCCATCGTTGGGTTACGCGTAGCAATAGCCGCCAAACGTTCCTCCATCCCTTTAGCGGACTTCGCAACCTCGGCACTCATTTGGTTGCTGCTCTTTTGAACTATAGCAATAGCCTTGTTAAACCCTTCGCGCAGTTTTTCAATGTCTGCGCCAATTACAATATTTAAACTTTTAGCCATTAGATTATAATTTTATCGCCAGTTTCCAAAAGCACAAAGTCGCCACTTTCCAAAAGAATAAAAGACTCTGCAGCAGGCGCGGGCGAAGTGTAAATATAGTTTAGTAAATAGTCCTGAGAAATTTGGTAAAGTCCCGCAAACGCTGCCGTGTCGTCTGCTGTGTGATTCTCGCCGTCATATTCAATTACTTGCACGTAAGAATCGTTATAGGTGTCAGGCGTTACCGCGTCATCAAACGCCGCCCTAACTTGCCCGCTCAACTCGATTGCATCCGCAAAGCTCGTTGCATAAACATTAACTTGCACCCGTGCAAACTCTGTGCGACTGTGGCCGCTGTTGGTTGGGTTGGCTGCAACGGAAACAAGGTTATAACTGATCGCGGGAAATGCTGATTCCTGCGGGATTCTCACGGGGTTTATCCGCGTGCCTACTAACGAAGTGACCCCCGCCGCATTGCTTAAAATTGAATAGACTATTTTTATAGGTGCGCTCATGCTTTCGCGTCTGGGGTTAACTTATCAAAGACATGCGAATATAGTTTTAAAGCGTCGTGAATTGATAGGTAATCGGATTGCTCCCAAGGAAATGTTAACAGCCTTTTCGGTTCTATGGGTTTCTTTAAGTGTGGGGCCATGCCAGTAGCAACTGCCCAGCGGGTTACTTCCCATTGGTTTCTGTACTGCTGCTGCTGAGCTTCGCGCATCCCTTCCAATTTCAAACGCCAAAAGCGAGGCGTTGAAAGTAGAAACTCCCTTTCACTTAGCATCATTTCGCCATAAGCGATGCGCTCAATCTTGCGCCAAGTTAGCGGGGCGCTGTCGCCCTTGGCAGTTACTCCCCCGTTGATTCTTCAACAGGTGCAAAAAATTCTGTTATTGCTGCGGTGAATCCTTCGATTGCGGGCGTAAGTTCCTGAAACTTTTTAATTGCAGCTCCTAACTTTTGCACAGATGCAAATGGCGTAGGCTTGCCCTCATTCTCTGCAGCTTCTAAAATTGCATAAAACGCGCAATTCAAAGCAAAATCCATAGACTTGCCTAAGTCCTTTTGTAGACTTAAATCGTTAAAAGTTTCCATGCCTGCAACCTCCATAATATTACGAAGGCTATTCATGTTAAATAAAAGGGGGTGACTTGCACCCCCGATTTTTATTGTAGTGCTCATTGCACAAATATAATACTATTAAGCAACAGTGCCAATAGTCAAAGCGCCAGATCCCTGCAAGGTGCCAGTCCAAGTTGCTTTGTCGTTGTTTGGTGCGCTAAGGCTTAATGATGTAAAGAAAGCGGTACCGCTATATTTTTCGTCGCCTGTTACGTTTGAGCTCATTACAATAGTCAATAAAGTACCCGCAAGCAAATCTGTTACCAAATCCTTGTACGAAACTTGTGAAGCTCCAACGCTTGAATCATCTTCAAAGATTGCTTCAACGTTCAAAGTATAGCCATACTCGCCGGCAATAAACTCCTTGGCGCCTGCGCTGTCTTTACTTGTTACGTCGATCATATCCTTAGAAATGTCGAGCGAGTTAGATGTCGCGTTAGCGATTTTTTTAAGTGTGCCGCTCACATCTTTATAGATGCTTATGAGCGTGCCGTTAACTGGTCCTGTGGTTGGCATGATTATTTATATATTAAGTTATTTTTTTTAGCTAATTTGGCTAGGATTTTATCCACGCCGTTTATAATTCCGTCCGTTACTCTGCCCGCGTTCTGGTCTAATGCCGGGCGCATAAAAGGGCGGGCTTCAATGATGCCAGTATAGCGGCCTGTCTTTTCCTGTATACGTGCAACAGTGCCATACTCAAACATCGGGCCGAGGTAATTATTGTAATATTCTTTGCGCAATCCAATCAGCACTTTTGTTTTATTGTCCTTATCCTTTCCAGTAATAAAGCCGATGGATGCCGCCAAGTCTCCGCTATCCTTTGGCGCTAGATTCTTTGCGCTACTAATTATTGGTAATGCCTGAGCTTTGAGCATGCGCTGAAATTCGGGGTTGTCGATTTCGACCCCCATTGCTTTTAAGGCGTCTATCACCTCGGCAATATTTTCAACGCTTTTGCTCATTCTGTTAATTCAGTTTGCAACTTCAAATATAAATTCCTTGCTAGGTTTGCAATGTTAACAATGTTGTGATTAAGCCCCGCGTCGACTATCCTGTGCTTAACGCTTACCGCTGAATTAAAGCGAATAGTATAGTAAACGATTTGCTTATGCTCTCTGCGGTCCGC